CTTGAAGTCTTTGTAGTCTCTCCGGAGCATCTTCTTGTAACGGGTCTCGACCTCCTTGAGGGTGGTGAGTCCCCTGAAATATTTGAGGGGTGCGTAGATTTTACCCTCCTTTTTACGCAGCTCCCCAACCTTCTTGGTAATCTGAGCATCGCTCAGAGACATCTTACTTTTTCCTGAGATATTTTATAGCCGTCTTTATGTCAGGAAAAATGGTTTGCCCCAATTTCACGCGACCTGTCTTTTGACTGAAGTATCCCTGGTAGCCCTCAAAGACGCAAGCGTGGAAATCACCCATATAAAAATAACAACATTATTTTAAAAAGGTGGGATGGGACTCTCGATCATCATGGGGAATATGTTCTCTGGGAAAACTTCGGAACTCATTCGGAGACTGAAGCGACTCAAGGTTCTCGGTAAACAAATCATGGTCATCAACTCAGCCAAGGATACACGTTCCCCAGATGAAGTTCTGAAGACCCATGACAATGTCAAGTTCGACTGTCACAAAGTCTTCAACCTCATGGAACTCATCGAGAAACAGGTGTTTGAGGATGCCGAGATTATCGCTGTCGATGAAGCACAATTTTTTCCAGATCTCAAACACTTTGTTCGTTACTGTCTAAGTGCAGACAAAGAAATCATCATCGCAGGTCTCGACGCAGATGCGTTTCAAAGAAAGTGGGGAGAACTTCTCGACTGTATTCCACTCGCGAGTGAAGTGACAAAGCTGTCAGCACTTTGTATGTGCTGTGGCAATGGTAAGCCTGGACCATTCACAAAACGCACGGTAGAAAACAAGGAACTGGAACTCATTGGTGGAAGTGATATGTATATTGCAGTCTGTCAGAAACACCTGTAGACGTCTAAAATGAGGACGACCCTCCTACCCGTACCCCTCTTCACAACCTCATGATACTTGGCATGGTCGAAGAGGAAGTCTTCACCGTCGCGATGTTCGTGCGCCCCCTTCGTGGTATAGAGTGTGCAATCACCCCCACTCTCTATAGTAAGATGATAGCGTAGAAGCCAGTTTGATTCAGCGCGGTGCGGTGGAATGACCATGGGCCCCTCAGCCACGGCAAACATGGCAGTCTCTTTATGGATACTTGGAATCTGATCGATGAGACTTTTTAGCACTGGAAAATCTTCAACCCTATAGAAGTAGTACCCATCATTCTTATCGAACCATGCGTCTGCTTCATGGAAGAGATGTCGCCTTAGACTTGGTGAAATTTCTAGGAACTCTTGGTGTATCTTCTCATAGTGTGCCTTTATGAGCCAAAGTCCAGGTGGTTCAGGTATGGACATGATACTGAGTATGTCGACCATGGCATTTTGCATACCCATTAGGATACGCCTCGGGTTGTTAAAGTACAGACGGTCTATGGGTGCCTTCAGATAGTCGTGGAGTACCAAACCCATTGGTACCAGGATGAGAGGCCACATTATTTTCTCAGTAGATAATAAAAATGCCATTTTACGGTAAACGTTCCATGTACGCCGCCCCTGAGCCTACCGAGGAAGTCGACACCGTTGAGAAGCGCTTCGCCATGCCCAAGATGCCCGCTCTCACATGGGTTCAGATCGCCCTCATCCTCATCATTGCCATTTACGTCTATGGTGCCCGCAAGATGAACGGCGTCGTCGTCTCGAGTCTCGCCCTCGCTGTAGGGCTCCTTCACATCTACGATCACTTTTATCGCGTAAAGCGTGGTCCCGAGCGCCTCTTCTTCCTCCCCAAGAAGGAGGAGTACGGTTGCATGTCGTGCAAAAATTAAATACTCATAAAATATAAGTATGCGCGTCAAGATTGTTCGTAGCCCTGATCGTAAGAAAAAGTTCAGGGCCATCTTAGAAGACGGCAGGACTGTTGACTTTGGTGCAAGTGGATATTCAGACTACACCAAACACAAGAATCCTTCACGTATGCGATCGTATGTACTCAGGCACGGTGGACGTGTCCCCAAACGCACTATAGCAGAGAGAGATCCCAAGAAGATACAGACCATGATGCTCGAGGTGACATCGAGTGACAAAGAAGACTGGAAGATGAGTGGTATCGACGGGGCTGGTTTCTGGTCCCGTTGGTACCTCTGGAGTTTTCCAACATTTGAGGGTGCTAAGAAGATTATTACCAAGAAGTTCGGGGTGGTGTTTATCAATTAATAAGTTCATCGAATTCTTCATCTGTTGCTAGACATACACTCATCATTTCGTCAACTTCTGACTTGCCTATATTATCGTCTAAACCAATATAATCACCAAAAAGTTTATTTTTTGAGACGTTACCATTTAATGTAAATACGTTATTGGTATACTCATTCAATTCTACCTTACCCACAAACTTACCATTTTTATCTGTATTATCTTTCACTTTCACACAAATCTCCCCGTCTCGCAAACTGGTCATGTTTTCTTTCACCATTGTTAAATATGCCGTCCTTTCTTCTGTATTTAGACCAGATAGATCCGGTCCCGCATTAGGGAATTCAGTCTGGATTTGAGTTTCATAATCGTTAATTAACTTTTTGAGATCTTTAACAATATCTTTCATTTTTTTAGCTTTCGTAACCTTCAAAAAGTGAGGTTCTGTTCCTGGAATCATACCACCAAAAAAGCCACCAGCACCAATCGAAGATGAAAGACAACAAATTGCAAGTACGACAAGGGCCATATTATAATATAGGTAGATTATATTTCCTCTTCAATTTTTCAAACTTTTCAAAAAAACGAATCATCATCTTCAGGTGTTCGTAGAGTTCCTCACCCAGATACTGCTCTACGAATTCCTCGGGTTCTCCATTTTCTCGCATGGCGTTGGCGTACGAACAAAGTAGTGAGTATGCTTCGTCCACATTTTCACCACTCCAGGTTTCTAACAAGGTTTTGACTTCCTTCAATCTGAGTGTACTCTCCATTACTTGGCTAAGCCCTTTTTCTTTAAAGTGGCTTTCAATTCAGCCATGAGTTTGGCACGCTTGTTGTTTATCACAGGCTTCCTTGGAGCCATAGGGGGTCGGGGTGGAGGTGGAGCTGGCGCACGACCAACTTGGGGTGCAGGTGCGACCACGGTCTGACAAATACGAATCACTTTCTGAGCATTCTTCACACTGTTCTCAAAGTTCATAGTAATTTTGGAACGAAGTTCCCTCGCTGTGAGTTTTACACGTTTACCATCCACATTCTTCGTGACACGAAGTCCTAACTTCTTCGCCTTAATTTTGAGTTCCCTGTACTGCATCTACTAATAGATGAGAAAATCGTAGAATGTCTTGATGTCACCGGTATTTATCAATTGTGCAAAATCAAATTCAGACTTTGAAAAATAAAGTGGGTTTGGAAAAGCTATCGTCAAGGCTCGATCTATAGTTATACCAATCTCATCCAAGTATAACAACATCTTCGTGATAGCATCATCGTCTACAGTCCCAAATGACATCCTAAACTTACCAACTGAAAATTCATACGTATTATCATGGTTTCGGTTGAGAATATGTCTTTTGATCCAATGTTCGATATCATTTCCAGGTTCTCTACCGATACGAGTTGCGTGTTTCGTGTATTCCATCAAATCTCTTAAACCGTGAGCAATCTTTTTAAGAAATTCAATCTTGTCTTCCAACATACTTTCTACGATTAAAAAAAGTCATCTGTTCGGTACATCTTCACATCAAAGTCTCCAGTTTTACCTGTCACCGTAACCGATTCATTACCATATAGTTCCTGACATCCAATATCTTCCATGCAATCACGTGCTTGGTGGCTCACTGGAATGGGATACAGATTTTCACCACCGGTCGTGGTGTAATAGTGGTAACGATCCCTGCGTCCACGAACCTCTTTACCGTAGAGGGGAAGAGTTTCTTCACCTTCACCAACGAGGAGACCCATCTGTTGCATACGCCCTGGTTTATACTGTTTGATCGGTGGTCCCCTGAACTCGGGTTCGTACTTAACTTCTCGCGTGGGAGGAATGCGTGGAGGATGTACGACGACTGGAACTTCTACTATAGTGGGGTTGTACCACATGTAGCCTACCACGATGACGAGTGCGACGAGGACTACCCACATGAGTTGCGTTTTAGTCTTATTCTTCATATACTATACACCAAGAGATTTACTTCTTGTTGATCATCTTAACCTTCTTGACATTCTTGTTCGCATTGAGCTTCGCCTGTGTCGCTTTCATTTTGGCAACAGCTTTGTTGAGGTTGGTGGGGGTCTTCTTATTGGTGGGGACTGGGACTGGGGTCTTCTTGGGTGTGGCATTACGCACACCAGGTTTCAACTTCTTCACCTGCTTCTTGTGTTCCTTCTTGAGCTTCTGCATAATCTTGGAAGTGGTCATTTTACTATAGTTAAGGAAAATCTTTCAGATAAAGACATGAAGATCTTGGCGATCGATATAGGATACCACAATATGGGTATCGTTTTGGCTGATTCTGACGCGGGTCCAAAAATCAGAGTTGAATATGTGAAGAAAGTTAGTCTGAGTGATTACAAATATATATATTCTAATGATATCGTGGATCTCGTCCCTTTATTTGTCGAAGACCATAAAGAATTGTTTGACAGTGCTGAAAAAATACTTATAGAGAGACAACCTCCAGGGGGTTTTACAAATGTTGAAATTCTACTACATTACATGTTCAAGGATAAGGTTTCTTTGATTTCACCCGTGAGCATGCATACACATTTCGGTATGAGGCATTTAAACTATGACCAGAGAAAGGAGAGAACTGTATCCATCGCGGAAAAATACATCGAAGATGAAATACCCTACGAGAGAAAACATGACATCGCCGATGCCCTCTGTATGATTGTATACCACAACTTTAGGACGATGGTTCACTTCTTCGATACGTTTAAATTTTCTCCATCTACAATAAATGCCAACCACCAAGCAGATTCAGAACGCCAAGAAGAAACTCAAGGTGACCCCCAAACCAAAGGGGAACAGACCCAAACTCCCAAACAAATTGACTTATATCGTCATTTCTGCTGATCCCAAGGTCAAGCGAGACCGTGAGTTTCTCAAGACTGCTATGGAATTCATTCGGAAATCTCCCGCGCCAAAATAATGAGAGCATTCGTCACATTCTCAAACATATCGAAAATATCACTCGTGTTTCGACGCTTGATACACTCCTGTAGTTTTTCGATATTGTAATCGAATGATTCCGTCTTTTCTTTCATATTTTTTTCAAGTTTTTCAATGTTAGTATCAACTTCCTTGATCGCATTTTCAACATTCTCATCGAGGATTGTGAGTTGGTTCTCATAATGTTCCTTTTGTTTCGTAAGAATGTCTCGTTTCAACACAGATGTCGTCCTTTCAAGTTGAATATTCACACGTGCGAGACGTTCTTCGAGATACTCAAGATTGGAGGCATACGATTTCTTACACACCTCCTTGATCGCATTCAGACGAGCAACTTCAGCTTCCATTATATATTACTTGAGTGTGTTACCTTTAATTAATTTGTTCAGATCCTTTGTGAATGCGTCAAAATACCCAAGGCGGTACTGAACGAATGCCCACAATGCGAAAAATAATGTCTTTGTCAGTTTGTTTAGCTCATTCTCTTCCATCTTATATATAGGTCCCACGACACGACCCATAAAAGTCTTTTCTTTGTCTCTGCCAGTGACGTACATCTCCGCCTGCGTGAGAGCACACGTATCGTCATTTACAGACCAGTGGTAAAAGATGAATGGAATTACCATAGAGTAAAACTCTAGATTTCTTCTGTTATTCGTAAAAGGTATGATGAGGATCCAGAAAAGAAAAGCAAGATGAATGAAGAATATTATGTTCATCTATTATAAGATG